AGTTACCTCATAAAGTAACATCTTGCTAATGATTGCAGATAACCCCCTGCTTGTGATTGGCACCTTGCGTTTCATGCTCTTCCATACCCCTGTGATAGTATCAAGTAAGATCACAAAGCCTACTAAAAACAATAGCCCTGAGATAGGCATTAAGAATGCAGCAATGGTAGCAGTTAGCTTGACCCAATTTGCCTGCATTGTGGCTAATAGTATGGATAGCTGTGACTTCACAAGATTAAAATGCTGTTATTGTATCCATTCTCAAGGAAGTTACCACATAACCCTGTGCAGGTATCCTGCCATTGAGTAATACATGAGCAGTTTTGGAACATTGGTCTGAGGTCAGTATCCTGATTAGCTGTAGATATGAATATAGGGAACAGGTTTTTGTTAGCTAATAGCCATCTAATTAGACGTTGCTCAAAGAAACTAGCTTTCTGTGCATAGTGTTCCATCCCAAAAGCTACCTCATTCCTAGATACGCTTGCAGAATAATCACCGTTTTGAGTCTGAAGTCCTTTGTTTTTTAACTGATACGTCAATCCAAATACAGCATCCTCTGCACTTCTCCATGCAATGACCGGCTGAATAAACTCAACTAGGTCAATCTCATCAGGTGTAAGTGTCTGATTGTTGTATGCTGTTAGCAAGTGATTGTAGAACGTAGTACCTAAGATAGGTTGAATTCTCAATGCACTTTGAGTTGCTATGTATGGGGTTACATCAGTCACATCCACATTAGCTGTGATGGGTGTGTTAGTCTTAAGGTAGGTTTCAGTGATAAAATATAACATCAGATTGCAGGTGTTTGTGCTGCTGCAGTTGCAGCTGCTTGTGTAACATCTCCACCCTCTACAGGAGGCAATGAAGCAAGTGCTCTAATCTCATTGATGGTCATGGTCTCAAGTACTTTGGTAGCTACTAATGGACTCAATGTGTTCAATGCATCATTAGTCTTAGAGCTATCACCCTCAAGTTCCACGATGGTCTCATTAATGATTTGAAAGTTATTGATGGTGAACTCAGCAGGGATGCGAGCAATGGTTAATATCTCCTGAAAGATAGTAACTACTTGTTGACGTAGCTCCATCACCACGTTTTTCTCAAATATCACATAGGCCTGCTTGATATCACTACCATTACCCAAGCTACCTGTGGTACGGATACCCATTAGGATAGGGTCAATGGTATGGCTAAAACAAATCTGCTCAGTATTCAATGCAGATGCCTCATGGAATAGCTTATCATTGGCATTAGTTGGTAGACTTTCAATCTTAGGTAACTGCTCAGCTGAGTTAGCAAAGAATGCAACTGCCTTACCGGCATTGGCTGCACCTTTAAGCCTGTCAATAGTTTCCTTGATCATGTGTTTTTCCTCCTCAGACTGTGGTCTTTTAGGGAACATCATAGCGAATGACGGGAACACACTATTTTGGATGTTGCTCTTAGCAAAATATGATAACTCGCCACTCAAAAAAGCAAAGTTTAATGCACTTGTATAGGTAGGTAGTGGGTAATAATCTTGACCTACTGACTTAACCTCATAGCAATATAGCTGTACTTCATCCGTACAAGTAATATGATAAGGCTTAATTCTTTCAGTATCTATCCTGGTACTCCAATCATCCGATAAATAATAGTACTTTCTGCATGGTGATACCCTTACTTTCTCAGGTGATACATTCTCAATCTTAACTAATTTCTTTTTCTCACCAAAATATAGCTTGAAATATACTCTATTGTGGATGATTAGCTGCTTAGTAACTGCCTTAACAGTGTGCTTGAGATTTGCTTTCTTTTCAAAGGCAAACATATCTAGTTTCTCCTGTGGTGTAAGCTTGTCAGTTGTAAGGTTAAACCCTCCACCAATTACAGCATTGGTCTTAAAGTCTACAATGGCACCATGTAAAGGCGAGCTGTAGTACATTTGATTGAGCATTTCAGGGTAAAGGTTACCCTCACCAAATCTAACCCAAGACTCCTGAACGTATCTACCATTGACATAGGGCAAAGTCAAGTTGCCTCTACCAACAGGTAAAAATGGGGTGCTAAATGATTGATAGCCCTCTACCATTTCGGGGCCTTTTGGTTTAATGTTAAATAGTCTTTCGTACCAAGCCATAGTTAGTCATATATTGATGTACCTGCAGGACCACTGACCACAAGCCTACCCTCTTCAATGACTACACCTGTAGTCTGTGCTATTGAAAGAGGCAGAACGAATGGGGTTGAGCTCTCATATACCTGGTATGTGTACTGACCTTTCAAGAGTGAGATATCTGTAGGCTCATCTAGAGTAAACAGGTTGTATCTTTCGGGCCATGCACTTGTATCAGCAGATGTAAAGAGCTGTGGTGTGCTAGTGGTATTCATTTCATTAGTGAATACAAATAAGTAGTGTGGTGTACTAACCGTAGTTACCTCACTAAGAGTCAACACAAACTGATTAATAACACCTTGATCTAAGTATATCACACCTATATTAATTTAGGTTTGTCAAATGTTCATAAAAAAAGCCCCACCATGTGGCAGGGCTCTAATATAGAGAGGTAGAATTGCTTATTGAACTCCGATTGCAGCAAGTGCTCCAGCAGTCATATCAATGTTGTAAGCTAAGTAAGGGTTCTCAGCTAGCAAAGTAACTGTATATTTAGAACCATCAGCTCTAGCTGTACCTGAACCCTCACCTGTAGCAGATAACTGCAAGTATGGGAAGTACCAATATAAGCCATTAGCATCTAAGATGATAGCTGTCAAGTATTGCTGTCCTGTTCCTAGGATTTTAATAGCACGTGACTTATCAGCATCTCTTCTATGAAATACTAAGTTAACTGTCTGAGTTACAAAAGAGCTACCATTAACTAGGTCAATAGTGCTATCCTCTGTATAGTTGGATGTGTTTCGGCGAACCTCAAATGGTTGGAATAAATCACCACTCGGTACTAATGTGATACCTGTAATTTGCCAGGCATTGGCACCGGTTACTGTAGATGGGTCAGCAGGAGTGATAGAAGCTATCTCATCCTGAGTATTAATCCAAACACCATAGATACCACCAATGTTGTTATCGCATGGTTTTACGATAGTCTCTAATGATTGACATGTAGCCATTGTGTTAAAGTATTAAAGAGCCCCCTTGGTAGAGGGCTCAGAGTTATTTATTAAGAATAGAAAACAATTTCAGCAGGGTTAACAAAGTTAAATCCTACTTTCATGTTAGCACGTGTACGGATGTAAGGCTCAGCTACAGTATCAGCTAAGTTAACAGCACGTAGGTCAGAAGAGTCACCCTCAGCATCAAATGCGTAGATAAGGTTATCTTTCAAAGTCCATACGAAAGTGTTGTTAGACATACCTGGACATACTACAATCTTAACACCTAAGAAAGTCAAAGACAAATCTTGTGTAATATAAGCTTGAGTGTTACCTGAAGCTACTCCTAATCGGTAGATATTAACCAATTGAGTAGGCATGTACAAACGTAAATCAGCTGTACGTGTAGCAATAGTTGCAGGTAAAGCAGCAAATGCAGTAGACAAAGCAGCCTCTAATGCAGTAAAGTTAGCAATTGAACCTGAACCACCACTGATAACTGCAGGGTCAGCAGCTAACAACTTCTCATAACCATCACACAAAGCAAGTGTAGGGTTTAATGAAGTTGTATCACCTTGCCAACGGATAAGCTCGATATCTCCGTTAATTTTGTTAGCCATCTCACCCCAATAGAATGACATGAAAGATGCAACAGAGAAATCTCCGTTTGAACCTTTTGACATTTGAAGAGCTAAGAAAGATTGCTCTAAGTCAAACTGACAAATTTGAGCCATTGCAGAAAGTGCACATACGTCAATTTCTTTAGCATCTAGGTCATCAGATGGTGCAGTGAATGCACAAGTAGATGGTTGTAAGATGTTACCAAAAGTAACACTAGCTAATTTAGTTTTGTACTTTACACCTGGCAAAGAACGGTAGTTATCAGCAGTATCCTCAGACAAATATGCCTTAGAATAGAATGCCTCTGGGTTAGCAGCTAATAAAGCTGTAGGATCTACTTGTAGATCGAATTTAAGTTTACGCAT